ACGATTAAGTTATCTCCCGCTGTTCGTTTGTTTATATCGTATATCTCAGAGGTAAACAACCCTGCTTTATATAGATGCAACCTAACGTAAATTATCTTGTTAGTTTTATCTATGCTTGTTTCAACTAACGTAGTAGGGTCATTACTAAACCCGAAATCCTGCCCGTAGACAATCGTTCCGCAATTCTTGAACTCTCCTATCTTCCAATTGCTAAAGATTACACCTTCAGCTTTATCTAACCAACCTCCCAAGATTTGATGCTTATATCTCTCAGGTCTTCGTTGCTTGATGTTCTCGATTTGTGCCAAGTAACTATCTGAAAGGTTCTCGATGTTATCCAGGTAGGTAGTGTGTATGTATGTTGTATCTCCTTTGGTAGCGTTAACACCTGCTGAAACTCCTTTACCCTCAAAGAATCTTTGATAGATGAAATGTTCTTTCGTAGTTGGATTGAGTATAAGTATTACTCGGTTCGGTAAATGCTTCTGTCTTACTGATAAATCAATCTTATCGAATGTATCTTCATCTGTTAACTCTTCAGCTTCATCTAATACCCATGTTGTTACACCTTGTAATGATTTAAGGTTTGCAGTTTGGTCACCGCTTGACGTTTTAAGACCTCTGAATATAACCTTGCTTCCAGTAATCTTATTCACTATCTCATCCTTTGTAATATGAAAGTGATCGTGTGCGTTTAGTAGTTCAATCTTTTCTAAGAACTCAGGAATAATAGAGATGTGTGCCGAACTCATCGTGTACCTTGTAAACAAGATAACGTGACCAGCTTCATAAGTTAACCCCAATAGCAAAAGGTCAAGCGAGTAAGACTTACCCGAACCTCGACCTCCCGTAACTATGTAATACCTACTCTTAGACTTAAACCCGTCTACATATTTAGGATTAATCTCTGGCACTAAACGAATTTAGAATGTCATTGAAGTTAATACTAAGCCCTTCGCTTGAGTTAATATCCATTTCTTGCTTAGGTTTCCCGATAGTGTACTCAAGGAATAACTGAGCCGCCTTTACATCTTGCTTAGTCTTTGCTTTAGTTAAAAGCATTTTAAGGACATCTGCCACATCTTCTACACTTGCAGCTTGTTCTACTGCATCTCTGTACTGATTCTTTCTCTTATCGCTTCCTTTAGCCTTTGTGGAGTGACCTTTATTCCCGTTGTTCTTTCTTCCATCCATTTCAAATAGGATTTAAATATTTAATTTTTTAACAATTCCGTTAGATATATAGAATAAGTCTAATGTACTCACTAATGTTATCACGTCTTGCCTACCATTTCTTGTATATAGTTTATTTGTTGTAGGTCTTTCAGTCCATTCTTTTATCGTATGTTCTTTTATGTATTCTTGTAGCGTTTCTTTCTTAACTATTATCCAATACTTTATAGTTTCAAAAGCAAAGTAATCTGCATTACCATATAGCCAACCAAGATGACCAGTTATTCCCTTAATCTCAATCCAATGTATATTCTCATTCACTGAATCGTCTGATCGTTTAACTTTCTTTAAGCCTTTTACATCTATTTTAACATTACCTACCTTAACATCCCAATGTTCTATTATATCCTGTCTTTTATCTGATAAGGTGTAATTACAAAACAAGTCAGCAAAGAGTATTTCTTTCTCCTTGCCGTCCTTTAGATATTCATCAATGTTAAACTTCAATTCTTCGATTGCTTTACGAAGTCCAAAAAAGTATCCTCATTCACTTCTTCAACACACAGCAAAGATGGTGCGTCCGTTAGAAACAATAGATAGTGAAACTTATTCGCTTTCATTTGCGTTTCAATATGGTTTGTAATCCATACCATATCGTTACCCATATCTATAATAAAGAACCTTTTTACTTCTTCTACTGACATACTACAATATACCTTAATGTTTGATTAGGGTTTTCATATACCCATTGTCCCGTTTCATCTGCACAGTTCCTTTGTATTGTATCACTTGAATAAGTATATGCCCATCCTAAGTTTGGATCAAAAGCGTAATGCTTATCGTAGCAGTCACACTTGGGAGATTGGCAAACGATGAACAAGGCAATGGCGGTAATGTACAGACCAATCACTAAAAGTAAAAAGGATAAGTACGAGATAGAAGAATATCAAGGAAGTATTACCTACTCAGAGGTTATGAAGTATGCACCATTGAGTATCGTATTAGGTTCGATGGTTTTTTTTTATCGTTTAAGGGAGGAGTTATTGAAGGCTACCCTAAGTTATTTAAAGACGGAGGTGACGGAGATGGCTATTCAGCAGAGGAACAATTCAACAAGCAATGGGGATGGTACAATTCAATCTATCAACTTGCTGGAGGAAACATTGCAAAGTTTGACGAAGTTACAAAACTACCACTCTTCCAATGCTTAACCTACTTGACTTATGAAAAGCAGAAAGGCGAAATTGAATCACGTAAATTAAAGAGCCGTGCAACACGTTAAAGACGAATTAAACGTATTTAGAAAGCGAGTAATACAACAAGCTAAGTCTAATCTTACTAAGATGGGTAAAAACTCATCTAAGAAGCTGTATAACGATATTAGTTCAGACTTAGAGGTTTACCAATCAGGAAACTTTATGCTTGAGTTTGACCTTGGTGAATATGGTTCTTTTGTAGATGAAGGGGTTAAGGGTGCAGCACCAAGCAGGGTTAAAGGCGGTAAGCAGAAAGCGCCTAACTCACGTTTTAAATTCAAAGCTTCAAAGCGTTCTATTCCAAGCGGTGAACTACTGAGTTGGATTAAGAACAAAGGAATGAAGGGACGGGATAAGAAAGGTAGATTCATAACGCATAAAAGCCTCGCTTACTTAATTGCAAGATCGGTACACGCTCAAGGGTTAAAGCCTTCGTTATTCTTTACTAAGCCTTTTAACAATGAGTTTAGTAAATTATCGGATGATTTAGTAGAAGCGTTCGGATTAGACATTGATGAATTTTTACAATATACACTAAATAAATATGAGTAATATTTTTGTGCGTTCACCTTATTACGTTGGTGTAGTTGGAGTGGCAAACGATGAAACGAGAGTTGATTTATATATTTGGAATGGTACGGGTGCAGCACCAGGAACTGTTACAAAAACGTTAAGCAAGATTATACCATCGAGTGTAATCACCACGGCTCTTTATAATATCTCTCCTTATCTAAGGGAGTACATAACATTTAATAGTTCGATTAGTGTTTCTAACTACGACACGATTACAACTACAAATCAAGACCAATACTGCAACGTAATAGCAAAGACTTATCTAAATGGCGTTTTAGTTGAAACATTGACACATAGAGCGTTCGATGGGTATGGTGAGTATTTAGATGGTATGAACTACGCGCAAACGTATGACGTACATTTAGACGAGGGTACTTATTACTATTACTACGATACTGTAAATAGTATTGCAACGGAAGATTCAATACGAGCAGGGAAGATTCAATTAGTTACTGGAACAGTTAACTTTTCTAAGGTTAAGTATACCAATTTAGATACGGCAGCAACTGTTACTACAAACCTAACGAGTGACAGAACCACAAGAGTGCCGAGAATTTATTATACATATTACGGGAGCAGAGTTAAGACTGAGTTGTCCGTAGTAAGTTCCTTTGAATAGTTCACAATATCCATAGCGAATATAGAAATGTTAAACCGCCATGTACTACCATCCATTGTAGCTGAATTCACAACCATATGAGATAGTGGGAATATCGTTTGTTTGTTTAGGTCAACGTCGAATATGTCACCAACTGTCACCGTCTTTACAAACGGGTCAAGTTCTAACTGATCCTTTATCGTTGTTGTTATGTCGTAAAACCCTGTCATTTTTTATTTAGCATTTGTTTCTCTACTTCTAATCGTTGCTTTTCGTATGTAAGATATGTGAGACATTCAAGAAGTCCTCGCCTTGTAACGCTTTCAAATTTTGCAATGTCTCCCTGAGAGAGTGCATAGATTGAATTGTACCATCCCCATTGTTGGTTAAATTGCGCTTGTGATGAATGCTCATCGCCTCCAGTTCCTCCCCCAAATAGCTTAGGGTAGCTTTCAGTAATTCGTTCCCTAAACTGTAAAAAAAAACCATTGCACCAAACACAACATTCAAAGGCGCGTATTCCATAACCTCCGAGTAAGTTATACTACCGTTGTATGGTTCAATGCTATACTTATCGCCTTTAGTCTTTACGATTGGTCTATACATCACCGCCATTGCTTTGTGCATATTTTGCCAGTCACCAATATAGTTATCCAAGTCCGCGTATTCACCGAATGAAATCTCTTCTAAGTCAGGAATAAACCCAAACTCCTTACCTCCGATTTCAAAGCGTCTTACCAACTTCTTATCTTCATTGAAAGCCTTTTCTAAGGTGCTTAGAATATCCTCAAATGACGAGTATTTAATCAAAGCAACGTGACCTAATTTAATATTACAGAAGATAGACACCATCTTTTGCGCTATAAACTCATCGCTATCATTCGCCTCCTTTATCTTAAGGAACGTTTGATATTGCTTTAGTGTAATATCGGATAATGAATTAGGAACTATAATCTCTTGCTTCATATAAATATAACTTTAATTTTTACGATTGTAGTAGGCATAGGCAACGTCATAAGCAGCGACAAGCATAACGAAGTGCCGCCTCATCATCATAGGGTCATCGAATACTATCCTAACATGAAAGCCTGTGCGCTCTGTTATATACGCTTGTACATACCTGCAATAATGATCTATATCTATTTCCTCCATTATAGAATTGTGTATTTACCTTGGTTCTTATTAAGTCCTATTGTCTCCATTTCATGATACCTTACAGCGTCTATTGCGTGGTTGTTCACTTCTATAGGTTTGTTTAGCCTTGCTCCCGACCTATCAACATCCCAAACGTAGCCTCGTAATTCTTTGATTAGATTAGTGCTGTTTGACGTTACTAAATACTCCTGGCTTTGCATTGTTTGAATACCGAACATAATACTATCACGTCCTTTTGTAACGCCTCTCACTTGAACTCCGTATCTTCGTATTTCATCTATCGACTTAGGCTCTGAGCTATCGGCATATATAGGTACTTCTTTTGGTAGTTTTGTCGCTATTACACTATTAAGCATCCCCGTTTGGTACATGACTTCATTCAGTATTCTCTTGCCGTTCCAATTATAAACCTCGATTGCAGCGGTTGGATCGTTTGTATAACCAAAGTCAAGTCCTATACCGATTAGTTTAGCGTCATCAGGAATAGTATCTATCTGCTGCCAATTAGAGAATACAACACCCTCCAAAGAACCCACTTCACCAAGTCCATAAACACGCCACCAGTTCTCCCAATACTTTGAAGTCTTCGCTTTCTCTTGTGCGCTCTCTATCTCGTCGATGATTGATTGGTCTAAGGCTTCATTGTCTTTGTAGTTTAGGATTATGAAATCCACATCATCGTGACCTACCAATTCAGTATGCGCCCAAAACTCCATCGTAGGGTTGAAGTCTAAATATATGTCCTTGTTTGTACGGATAAGCAACTGGTGAAAAGCATCCCACTTAATATTGTTTGCTTCGTTCACATAGAGGATATTCCTTCTTGCCCCTCTTACCTTGCTCTCATCTTCTACCGAAAAGAACTCAATGTAAGAGCCATTAGCGAATGTGTAAGTTAATAACGATCTATTCCAGTGAGCATCAACGTAACGCCCCGTCATTTTCATTATCTTTATGAAGTCACGCATTGCACCCCTTCTAAGGTGCGGAATGCTTTCAGATACAACACTAATCTCAAGCATAGGAAATTTAGCAGCCCTATGAATGAGTATCGGGAGAATCCCAAAAGTCTTTCCCGCACTCGTGCCCCCTTGGATTACCTTCTTACGCTTCGTTAGTTTGCGTATCTTATTTATCGCTGTGGTTTTCTTGAAACTCAATCCTCGTCGTTTGGTTCGTCATCATCATCTAAGAACAAAGGTTGTTCAACTATTGTCTGCTGAACCTTGTCTACTAAGTTGTTTAGTCGTTGTGTAATGCTTGGATTGTATATGCCTGCCATACCACCCTGTATTTGTTCGTTACGAATATCCTTCTTTATACGCGAACAGATAGCCATAAATCTCTTGTATCTTCCTAACTGATTAGAAAAAATATGGTCTATTCCTTTTGCTACACCCATATCCCAAACGAAACATTCAAAGCCTTCAAATGTAACTGGGCGTTCTTTCTCTCGATATACAGGCACAGCATCCTTACCTACCCAATCCTTAACTTTAATCGGGTTGTCTTTAACGTACGCTTTGTAGGACGTATATAAAGCCCATAGGTGTTCAGCGTCTTTTATCTTATTTGGTCTTCCCATTATTGACAGATTACAATGTATCTTAATGTTTGATTCGGGTTTTCATATACCCATTGTCCTGTTTCATCTGCACAGTTTCTTTGTGTTGTATCGCTTGAATAAGTATACGCCCATCCTAAGTTTGGATCAAAAGCATAATGCTTATCGTAGCAGTCACACGTTGGTACTGGTGTAGGTGTTGGATTTGGTTTCGGCGTTTCTTTCTTGCATCCTACTAAAGCAAGTAAACTAATTGCTATTAACTTTCTCATTTTTCTTCTGTTTTATAATTTAGGTACACTTTATTCAGTTTCAAGTGCCATTCCTTAAAGCATGATGAACATGAAGTAGGCATCTGTTTATCGTTCATTACTCTATTGTATATAACTAAGAACTCTTCTTGTATTTGCGGTGTTACTTGGTTCGCTCCTTTTGTATAGTAGTTATCCAGCCATTGATACTCATCTTCTGTTAAGCAGTTCGGTTTGTTATACGGGAATATTTTGTTTAGGTATTCTTTTCTTTCATCACACCCACAATCCTCTCCTAATACAAACTTAGCTACCTTGTCAATTCCAGTTGCTTTAAATACTTTCTCAACTGTATCGCCTAAGCCTTTAGACTTGTCGGCTTCTATTTGTTCTTTCGTCCTTCTTGTTCGCTTACCTTTCTGCATTGCTTATATTTTTATCTCTTAATACTCGGATAGCCATTAACATAGCTGATAAGAAATGAACGTCCGCAAGGTTTGTTTTCTCTCCTGCTTTCATTACTTCTGCAAGTGCTATGCTTACATTCTCTTGTTGTTTCGTTAGAAACTTGTCTACTGATTTATTCATTAGTTCAAACTTAATAGTAAATTTTTCTCCTTATTTAACTCAAATTCAAAGTGATTCGATTGTTCTATACCACACACTACACAATACTGAAACGTTAAATGTGTAACATAGTAAGCCACTATCTGTCTTTCTAACTGATCAGGGTCGCTCTTTAAGAATACAAAGTCACCTATCTTGTGTTTGGGTTTAAATTCTTTCATAGTCTCCATTGATATAATCTTCATGGTCCTCTCCTATTTTCTCTTTCAGTTTCCTTTGTGCTTTACGCATGGTATTATAGACACTCCAAAATGATATACCAGTATCTTTAGCAAATTGATGCATACTTATCCCCTTGCTTGTGATTAGTTCAAACATCATGCTATCATACCAATCCAAAGCGTCAAGTGATTCGTACATCTTGTTGCATAACGCATCGTAACTATTCGCTTTAACAATATCTGAATCTTCTACCGATATATCAAAGCCTTCGCCTATTCGTATCTTTTCAATCTTGGATTTATCCTTTTGGAATGTTTGGAACATATTGTAAAGCGTGCGCCATACATAGAACTTATTAACATTGTCATCGTCGATAAATTTCTCAGGTGCGCTATACTGATATAAACGAAGGTACATCTCTTGAACCAAGTCTTCTGCAAACTCATACTCCCCCCAAGAAACAACCCATCGAACGTACTCTTTATGGTGCTTTGCTACTTTACTTAACCATTCCATTGATTAATTTTTCATCAAATATAGGACTATTTTTAATATTGACGTATTTTTAGTCAAAAAGTTTTTACTCATTCGGGTTCAAATATATAAATTTATCGTCATACATCCATAGGTAAACGAACCAATCTTTCTTTCTTCGGTTCATTCGGTAGGCTCTATGCATTTTATCTTTTATATTCTTCTTCATAGTATTCATGTCCTTGTAAGTGATTATAATCGGGGTTACCTGCTAAACACATACCCTCAACTTTACCCTCATCCCACGCATTACATATCTGCTCTTTCTCCATCTCTTTGGCTTGTTCAATCTCATTAATATGAGTAATAATAAAATCATCATTGCCATATTTAGAGTTTAATTTATCAACTAACCATTCTACCGCTGTCTGTTTCATAACTCTTTTATCTTTTGTTTATAGGTTTCAATTTTATCATTCAATTCTTTTAATAGTTCCTCCTTTTCAAACTTCATCCACTTCTTTGTTGAGTTCGCTTTCAGTCTTAGTTCATCCATGTATATCTTTCCGTATTCCTCTTCTAACCAATAGACAAACTCTAAGGGTGTTTTATGTGCTGAAAATCCACTGCTAAACGTATGATGACCAACGCAAAGACAAACCCCGTTTGATTCATCCCACCTTACAGACCTGTTTGATCGTGAGTAAATATGGTGAGAGTTTAAGTTCTTATCAGTTCCGCAATACTCGCATTTTAATCCTGCTTCTAACTTCACAAGTAAAGACCAAGCATCGTCTAGTTTTCCGTCAATCCCTTTTAGCTTTTTCATATCTCTACCTCCTTTTGTTGTAAATCTAATAACATTTTTCTTAATTCCATGTTAGTCAAGTTCAATCTTGAATTAATTTTGTATTCCAACTCGATTTGCTCTTGAAGCTCATTAATCAATCCTAACGCATTATTTATCGCTTCGGCATCCGTGAGTATCACTTTCTTCTTTTCGTCGCTTAAATCGCTTAATTTAGCCCTAAAAAGCAAATGATTCAATGCGATGTTTAAGTCAAGACGGCAGTTTATTATTTTTAGGTTCATGTTAAAAATCTTTATTAGGTGCTAAGTTATTAAATATTTCGGATTGTCTACTATCATGTAAAGGATTTTTCCCGTTACAACTGAACCCGCTGCCTCCCTCAAGTTTAAAATGTATAGGTTCACCCATTAATGTAGGGCTTCCCCCAGTTTCGGTTTCCTTTACTTTCTTAACGTGGATATGTGTGTACATCCAATTGAACTTATCAGCAACGTATCTATGTATCACTAAAAAATCATCCGCTCTGTTCCCCCATTTACCACCTCCTTCAGCGTCTGCCATGCTTGGTGGCATAGGATGACCTTCAAACTCACCGTCTCTGTGTGTTTTCCTTAGTGCTTCCGTAGCTGCATGAATACATAGGTAGATACTTGTTTTCGTTTGTTTACAGAATAACCGTAGTTTGGTAGCCATTTCGTAATCATAATCGTGTGCGTTGCTTCCTTTAGGTCTTAGGAACGAGTTGTGAGGGTCGATCATTAGAGTATCATATCTTCCTGCTTTCTGTACTTCCTGCATAAACAACTCGATAGTCCATGCTTTTTGTGTATCTATGAAATCAAAGTGATTCTCAATAAACAACTTAGCATCTTCCATTTCTTTAGGAGTGAATTGATTTACTTTCTTACCTACATACAACTCCAATAGATTACGTTTGATTCCGTTAACGGTATTCTCTGCTGAGTAGATAAGGTGTTTATGGAGAATCACTTTGATTTCATAGATACACAAAAAGCATGGAC